TCCACCATCAAAACTAATTTTATAAAATGTCTGTCCATACCCTACAGATATTTTTTCAACATCTGTAATTGGAGCATATGCTTTGTTTGAATCAACTCCAAATCCATATTCGTTTTGATATAATGTAGCATTATCTAAGTTTACAGGATCTCCTTCAATTGCTTCTACTACTAAATCATTAGTAATTTTGTATTGTGCATTTGAAGGTGAGATTAAAAAATCTCTAGGTTTGATAATTTTTACGTCTTCATTATATAAAGCTTTAAATAAAATTTTAAATGATATATCTGTTCCTTTACTTAGATAAAAATCTTTTGCTTGCTTTATAAAAAGATTTTGATTTAATTCTGGAGTTAAAGTTCTATTTTCAAATCCAGGTAAAATTTGATTTTTTGTTTTTGATAAAAATTCCTTTAAAAATAAACAACTTAAATTTTTGATTATTGATTTGTCAGTATGATCATCAGATTCAGTTTCTTCAAATACAACTTCTTCTTTGTTTAGTTCACTTCTATATGAAGTAATTCCAACAAATCCTCTAATACATCCAGTAAACGAAAAAGTAGTTTTTCCAGTATATGTAATTATTTCATCATCTATTTGTAGAAGTCCATAAGAATCTGGAAATCCATTTGTTCCACTTGGAGATTGTCCAGGATCAACATTGATAGTCTTTGCATCAAATTCAAGGTCTCCACTTAATACTACAGATTCTGATAAATTTGTAGTTTCATCTAATTTAATATACCTATCAATATTTTGAATAAGATCAACTGGACCACCCTGATATTCCTGACCAAGATAATATTGTTTTAAAAACTCAGAAATGAGCGGAAAGTCTTCCTTCACATATGAAGGAAGTTGATTTGATACTATAGTATTAAACTGGACTCTGGTTTCTGACATTTTATGATTTTATCTTCTTAGTATGAAATTGAACCGGATGAACTTGATGAACCAGCAGTTGATGTAGTTGATTGCTGCGTGGTTGTTGTGGATGTGGATGTGGAGGAACCTCCTGTTGGTGTCCTAGATGCAACAATTGTATCTGGACCACCCGAACGAACTAGATTTCCATTTGAATAACTGGAAGATACAATATAACTTGAAGCAGATGGATCTAGTCCAGATGCTATATCATCAACAATCATTTCAAAATTGCTGCTACTTATATCTAGTTGCAAATAAAGATCCTGTAATCCAACAACATCATTTGAAGTTGGAGTTGCTGCAATTTCAATAATAGGTTGTCCATCCTTTAATTTTGCACCTAAGATATTGACAGGATTTAATGTTATAATTCCACTTACATAATTAATAGTTCCAACATTTCTTCTAACAACTGTAGGTGATTGTGATCCAATAGATGGCAAGGTAAAAAGGAAAAGAGAACCTGTTATTCTATTTGTATTTGGAATATCTGATAAGTAGACATTCTCTTGAACTCCAGCAATTCTAAATGCAGATGTCTTAATATTGTATCCACTCATATTTTTAATATAAAAAGAATTTCCAAATCCAATTTGATATTCTGCGAATGTATTTAAAACAACTCTTAAATCTCTCCTCATTCCAACAGTTGTAATGTTTGAAGTTACAGATTCATGACTATCATCAACCATTTTTAAGAATTTACTATATTTGAATCTTGCACCATACTTATTTAATTCAGTAGACTCAGAGTACTTTGTTGTATTGTTTTGAACAACTGTTGAAACATATGCTGATGATGGAGCTAGATTTGAATTATAATAAATTTTTGTATTTACTTCTAGATACAAATATTTAAGATCTAAAATTTCAGGAACAATACCAGCAACTGCATATTTCTTTAATTTATTTTTTATATTTTCTTTTATAAGATTTGGTATAAAGTCACCAAATCTTGGTTTGATACTAATGAATACTTTTCCATATTGTGGAGGAATTAATTCTTCACCACCAAATACTGAAATAGATTCTGTTTCGGGATAAATTCTAGTAGGAATTAAAGTCTCATAATCATTTGATGTTAGTGCTCTATTTTGGGAAGCATAAATTCTTGGTGCAAATTTCTTAATTGATTCAACACCTTCAATAGATTCCCCACCAGATGCAGGTATTCCAGTAGTTAGAAGAGAAATTCCACTAGTTACTGTGTATTCTTGAGAATTTCTTGTGTAAACCAGTCTACCAGCAAAAGTAAATTGATTTACTCCATTTCCAGAATCACCATTAGATGTGATATAATCAACAGTAACAAAATTATTGTCTTGAAGTTTATTACCAAAAATACCATCACCAAAAATTATTTGATATCTTTCATCCTCAACTTCTTGGAGGTAATATACTTTAGAATCAGATTTAATATCAAAAAGACTATCTTGACGACTATACTTTACACTTCTAGTTGACTGCTGATTTGGTCTAACATTGACAGTTATTAAATCAGTATCGATTCCAGGATTTTGTAAAACAAATTTTTGATTAGGAGTTCTAGAACTATATGTAAAATTAGAAGTTAAAAGACTTCCTTCTGAAATAAAGATATCATTAAAAGATGCTACATTATCAACAACAGGAACTGTTATATCGTTTAATATACAAAAGGTATATGACTGCCTACCAAAAGAACCTTGACTAGTGGCTATAATACCTTTCTTAAGGGTTATTGTGCTAGGTACAGGGGTTATATTAGATGTATCAACAAAGAAACTAATTGATGATGTTGATGCTTTTCTAGATTTTGGAAGATATCCAATATTTCTTGCTAATGATACGACATTCTCTCTTAATGTCGCACTATCAATAAACACCTCATTTGCGACCATATTCGCATTGTATGAAGTGATGTATGTATTATATGCCAAAACATCAAGAATGGTTGAAAGGTTAGACCCTTCAAAATCATAGTCAGTGAAATTAGAGTTTTCTTTTAGATATTCTCTAAGTGTTGTTTTAACCTGACCAAAGTCTAGGTTTGTGTAATTAGCTAATGGCATGTTTACCTAGTTTGTTGCAAAACAAATTGTAATTCTTGTGGTGGAATATCAGCTCCAGTGACTTCATAAATCACTGTTACATCAAAACTATTATTATCAAAATCAGGAAAAGTATTAACTCGAATCAACTTAACTCTTGGTTCGAAGTTTTCAATTGATTCTGTAATTTGATCCTTAATAATAATTGCAGATAGTTCGTCAATATTGTCAAAAAGTGATTTGTTAATATTAGAACCAAATGATTCATTAAAAAATTTCTCACCAGGTATTGTAAATACAATATTTCTTATTGAACGAGCAATTGCATTTTCATTTTTAAGTGCAATTAAATCACTCGTCAGAGGATTACTCTGAAAAGTCATACTAATATCCTTAAAACCTTGACTTACCCTCTCTAAAGGCACAAAAATATGGCGATTATATCTTATTTATTAAGGTAATTTAGCAATTTTATTCGTAAAGTGGTTCTGGATCACTTTCTGCCTCAAATAATTCAGTTTCCTCCAAAGTATCTCTCTTTTTGGGTGTCAAATCGTCATTTGAGATCTCACGAAGCATCTTTTGATGCTGATTATTTGCTAAATTGTCTAAAAAATCATGATTTGTCATCGTTTTTCTCCTTTTCTGATGAATTTTTTTGTTCTTTTGCTGTTTTCCAAAAATATTCGTCCTCACGTCCCATTCCAAGACGATCAAAACCATTTTCAACCTGATAATATTGAGTTGATACCTTAAAATCAGGCATTTTAGGTTCAATAGGTGTTAAACTATTATCAAAAATCCTCATTCTATTGTTTGGATACAGTGCATACTGCCCATTATTCAATTCAATTAGATTATGTGACTTATGTTCAGCAGGATTTTCACTTGTTGCATAATCAACAACCTCAGGATCTTGATGATAGTTATCTAAAGTGCAAATGTACGTACCTTTCTGTATACCAAAGTCACGAGTATACAATTCATAGTCCATACTACCAATAAATTGCTTCGTAACTGATACAACACCATAATCCATACAATTCCAAAATTGTAAATTAGGTAGATTCATATCAGGATCAGGTAATTCAGGTTCAGATACAAATGCACTAATAGGTAACTTATCATACATTGCAGCATATTCAGGTAAATATGTCTCAAAATAAAAAGTGCGCCCAGGTATCGACTTTGCCGATACCCAGACGCCTTTAACAAATTCACCATGACCACTTTGATGGTCAGTTAGATATTCTTTACGAACCCATACCTCTACAGAGGGTAAATTACATATAAGTGCTGCCATGATGTATTCATATAACTACACTATTTACCCTGACCACGATACCGTTTCTTTGCTCCATTACGAGACGATGCGGCATATTTTGTGTGCTTACCATTCCCTTGACGAGTTTTTTTCGGATGGGCTTCAATAAAATCTCCACCTGATAATGATTTACTTCTTGCTGCCATAATAACCTCCTAATCAAATAACACGCATCTTTTCATGACCCACTCGAATACGTGGATCACACCAAATCTCATATCCCATCTCTTTTGCATCTAAACAAAATGAGACATC